TAACCGGAGTAACACCGGCTGTTTTAGATAATTGTTCTTTTACTAATGCAAAAGACCATGGATACATTGACAAGGTATTTCTTTTTACTGTTTCATAAATATTATTACAAACAGCAGCAGCATCATTTGTTGTATCAGTAAACGATGATATTGTATCAGCACCTAGCAAATTTAATGCCTGGTTACAGATTTTTACATTTGTATCTCCACTTGCCATAATAAACCTTTACTAAAGGAAGAGGCCCACTTAGGGGCCTCCTCACATTTATTTATTAGTCTGCGTCTGCGACTGTAATAGCTTGTCCATCAGAAACATCTACTACACCACTAGCATTACTTAACACTACTACTAAATTAGCAGTAGGAGTATTGCTGTCATATACATAGATTAAATCACCGACTTTCAAAACATCAGAGGCACTATTAAAGTAACCTTCCGAGTTTACAGTTGCGATAGCATCTGCTGATTTATAGCTCCACATTTGAGGAGCATTCCCAGCTTTTGATTGACCACCTATTGGTTGTAGTCCACTTTGTGCATAAGCCATAATTATTCTCCTCTCCTATTAGCTTTCATCACAAGTTATTTTTACAATACCTTCGTCATCGATAGCTACTGCACCAGCACTAAACATTGAGTTTACTAAGAACGAAGTTTTCTCCGGAACATAGTTGATCTCAGTTTTTTGTGCCATGTTAGTTGCCATACCAACTGCTGATCGATGGAATGCAAAAATTGACCTGTCATTTGTTGATAGAGGTAAGCCACCTTCATCCCTGTCGCCTAAGATATAAAATCTAAAGCCTAAGAATGTGTTGATCTCACCAGATACTAATGCCTTAATTGATGCAAAATCACCAGATATTGCTCTCTCATCACCTAGTAATCCAGATAATGAATTTGCATGACAAATGATATGTCTGTCGTCAAAAGGAACATTTTTTGCGTCAAGAGCTTTTTTCGCAGCTATTAACTTTCCAACATTCAAGTTTGAGTTCGCAGCACTACCAGTTGTTACTACATTTTTTGCAACAGTTGATGGTGAAGATGCAGCATTAATTGCATCGATTATTAATTGGTCCATTCTACGACCAATCGCCTTACTGACTACTTGGACAAGTTCTTGTCTTTCGTCAAAGTTTACCTTCGCTTGGTGGAAGATATCTGAGTATTCAGCAGCATTGTAATCACTCATTGTAGCTGTAACTTGCGAGTAAGTTACATTCAATGGAGTAACATCTGTCTGTGGAATACGAGCAGTTGCACTTCCTTTTCCTAACTTAGGAAACTTATATGTTTGCCCTTGTACACCTTGTCTTAGCCTTACACATCCAAGAATTGAGCTTTCACCTTGGTATGCTTGTTTTACCTCAGCATCGAACAAAGTAACGAAGGCATTCGTTATTGATTGTGCCATTGTTTCTCCTTTGTTAACACATTTATTTATTTACACTCAGTTGTCTGGTAAAAAAGCCAGGCTGACATTAGTGTACTTTCACACTAGCCAGAAGGCCAAAAGAAATTTTGGTTATCTCCGATTACAAATTAATCGTTTTCGAAACAATAATCAAGTCTTATATTTCGCCTGTATTAACTTTTCCTGGAAAGGCTCTAGCAAATTGTTCTTCTACTTTTCTTCTAAAGTTCGCATCTGTTTTGTATTTAGGATCTTTTACTAAATCATACAGTTCATCATTACTAGGTAATCCATCTACATCTATAGGTGATGTTGGTATTGTTTGTTCTCCATAATACTTTCTAACTTTGTTCAAAGCATTAATACCATTTGCTGTAGCAGCGAATACTTTAAACTCGTTAAAATCTTCGTCTGACCATACACCTTTTGCTACTAAACCTTGGCCCCATGTTTTAATACCTTTAATAATTTGATCTGCATTTGGACCTAAAGACTGTGTTTCTTGTTCTATATTAATAGTATCTTCTTCTTCTTGAGCTACAGATAGTTCTTTAAATTTACCTACAAGTTCATTAAATGCACCTTGAGTAGGTTTATATTTATCTGCCCACTCTAAAAAATATTGTGCTAACTCATCGTTATCTACATCAACATCTTCTAATGCATCCATCTCATATTCTTTAGGAGCTTTGTGTTTACCCATAGAGAATTGTTTTTGTAACTCAGTATAAGAATTATTTAACTCTTCTACTTTTACTCCAGACTTAGGATCCCAAAATTTATTTTCTAAATATTCTGGTTTTTCTAATTTTTCTTCTTTTTCATTTTCGTATGTTTTATCTTCTGCTTTCTCTTCTTCTTTATGAGGTACAGAAGTTTCGTTTGGATCTTGTTCTTCTGGTTGATCATTAACAGGAACATTAGACATCAAACCTTCTTCTTGTTGTAAGTTTTCGTCACTCATGATTTCGCCCTTTCTATGCGTTGTTGTATTTCTCTGATGACACTATTTTGTCCTTCTCTAACATAACCAAAAGAGCTGTCACCACCAGGAACCCAAGTAGGTTGTTCTAAAGTTTTTTTTATTAAAAACTGTAAACACTTCTTACCTTCCTCTGTTTCGAATGTTCTAGCAAAAGATTTATCGATTGCAAATTGTTCATCCTTTTGTTCTATTGGTTTGTTTGTTCCTAAAATTTCTAATCCATCCCAGCCTTGTTTTGCCATTATGCACTAACCTCTCCTTCAACTGCTGTTGCCGGTTCTTGCACCGGAGTTTCACTTGGAGGAGGTGGAGGTGCAGCCGGAGCTCCACCACCTTGATCAAAAGCTGCTGATGCTTGTTGACTAAACATCTGCATACTCTGTTGTACGATAGCCTGTTTTTCTTCCGGACTATTTCTTAAACTAGATGGTATACCTAATTTATCACCTATAAACTCTGCCATACTGTCTGGTTTTATTTCTGCTACACCACCAGGGCCTAATGCATTTGCTATTTGGAAAAATTGCATAACTTCATTTACCTCTTCTAAATTTTGTGCTTTCGCTAATGGACTTACAGGCACTACCTTAACCTCTAAGCCATTAACTTTTAAAGGGAGTTGTATTAAACCTTTTTCATCCATTATACCTAAAACTCTTGATACAATAGGAACCATGGTTTCTGTTATCAATCGACCAAATGCTGCACCAAGATTTTGTGCAAGTTCTTTCATTCTCTCGACAATCTCTGTAGCAGATCTAGCTGACATATTATCTGGAGGTAGTGTGTCATCTAACAATGTTTTTTTAATATTCATTCTTAGATCGTTGATAACAATTTGTGAAACATTGAAGTCACCAGATCTTGGTAATGGAGCTAATGATGCACCTTGTGGTCCACCATTTCTTGCAACAGGAATAATCGATCCAGGAGCTATTCTTATATTAGATGGATTTATTACTCCATCATCTGCTGCTGTATAAACACCACTACAAGCTATCGATGCATTTTTTAATAATAATTCTAAAGTTTTGTTTAATGTTTTTACATCTGGTATTGCAGTAACTAATGGTCCTCTACCAAATACTTCACCTGGTATCTTCATATATCTTGCAACAATCCATGGAGTATTTTTCATTCGTCTAAATACTAACTCACTTTTAGTTGCGTCATGTATAATATGATAACAATAATCTTTTCTTTCTGTATCTAATATTACAGCCTCAGTAAGTTCTATCATTTCTTGAGGTTTGTTTTCTATTGTTCTTTGTAATGATGGTGGAATATCTGCATCTGGATATTGTCTAGATAATGCCTCAGCTCTAACTTTATATTTTCTATAAACATTATCTACAGTACCATGTGGTCCTTCTTCTAATGCAATTAAGTATTGTGGTACTGGTGTAAATTGTATTGGATTAATATCATCACCAGGTTGTATTAACATAACTGCTGTACCCACACAGAGATCAAGCAAAAATTCACCTATAGCTAAATCAAAATTAGATTGTCGGAGGATTGTAAACATTTTATCTAAATATAAATCTAATGCTTGTTGTACTTCTGCTCTTCTCTCTGGTGGTATATCATTCCCAGGTTCTAGTCTGCACCACTTTTTATAGGGAGGAAATAGGCCAGACTGTATTCTATTAGCGAACCTTTGTGTGGAATGAATGGCTGTACTGTCAAAGACCATGTTCATTTTATTTTGTCCAGGAACATTGCCTTCATAGTAACCTTCATATAAATTTCTTTGTGGTAATGCGTAACGATAACAATCTTCGTAGATTGTTCGCCATAACTCTTTACGAGCAAATGCTTTCTTTGATCTATCTGAAACTTCTTTTGCGTTTAAATGCATTATGTACTTGCCTTATTGTTTGCAGCAAACTTAGCTGCTGCCTCTTTAGAACCAAAACCCCATTTTTTTAATGCAAGTTTTAATCTTGTTGGTTTACCATCTTTCTCTAATGGTCCTTTTACTTTTGAAAATCTAGCTGCAAAAGAAATCCTTCTTGGATTTTTCCCAGAAGAAACTGGAGCCTTCACTCCAAATTTTTTTCTACCGGCATCGTTTAATCCACCGGATGGGTTCTGAAATCTTTTTGCAACCATATCAAAAGAATATTCCTCCTAATACAAAAGAGATAATTATAACAGAGATAAACCATTTATGTTCTTTTGCTCTTCTCTTCCACTCTCTAGGAGTATGTCCAAATATAATCATAACTAAGCCTTCTTTTTGTTTTTCTTAGCAGCAGTAATTATATCACCTCTAGTAATTTTATTTTTATCACCATACATACCAGCTAACTTTTTTTTAGCCGGAGATTTTTTTTTCATTTTCATTTTATACATTATGTTACCAACCCTTCTTTTCTTCTTTTCTTTTTAGGAAACCCAGCCTCCATGTTAGCATAACTCTTAGCAGTTATTGTGGATTTCTTTTTTGTTCTAGATGTACCAGCTTTTTTTCTTTTGTTTATATTGTAGTACAAACCTTTCCTTGCTGTTTTTCCAGATTTAGTTTTATGAGTATGATCCATTATTTCTCCTCTCTTTGTTTTTTACATTCGCAATCTTTTGTACACTCACAAGATTTTTTTAATTTTATAAACTTGGGATTACGAATATATTCTGGCATACCTCTGTCCATATTAACTTCCTAACTTATCTCCACCTCTAGGATTTCTTATTGGACTATAATCTGCTGTTAGAGATGTATTATCACCAGCTAGTCTGCCTCCTACTAATGTAGATGTTCTTGTTCTTGATCTTCTTCTTTTTCTTAATACTCTAGGTGCAACAACTTTTTCTTTTGGATCAGTTATTTTTTTTACTTCTTCTCTTCTATCTTCAATAGCTGATGTTGGTGCTGGTGGTCTTGATGGGGCAACCACTCTTGTAATTGGTGAAACTACTCTTCTAATTATTTTTGGAGCTCCTCCCATTATGTTATCCTTTCATCCTGGTATGGATTTCTAACACTATCTTCCATCATGTTAGTTCCAGTTCCTAACATTGGATTAGCTCTATCTTGTGAAAACAACAATCTACCACCACCTCTTCTAGCTCTAGCTTTGGCAGCAATCTTTCTTTTTTCTTTTTTTTCTTCTGCCTCAGCTCTAGCATCTCTTTGATCTAATAATTGGTTAGATCTCTCCATTGCTGGAGGTGGAGTATACTTTGGTGTTTTAAACAATGAACCCATATTAAAATATCCTACTGTACATTATCATATCTTTTTTATCAAAGGAATATTTTTTTAACACCCCTTCACGACTAAAATATATACTTTCTATCCATTTGACTGCTGGAACATTGTGAGCACTAACTGTAACATGAAGTCTATGTAAATTTAATTCTTCTGCTGCATGAACCATAAATTTTAATGAACCTTTATGAAATCTTAATCTATGTTTTTTTATTAATACTTGATCCGGTATTAACCATAACTCAGCAACTCCAGGCCATTGTGGTACTATACCAAAACAAACAATAGGTTTACCTTCATCTAATACTGTAAATGCGTAACCAGATTTAGCTGCATCATCTAAATATTCTAGATAGTTTGGTATCTGATTAACATGAGATTTATCTATAGGATGTAAGTTCATCAGATTTAATAAATAAGATTTGAATGGTAATACTATAAGTTTATTTCCATCCAGGTTGAATAGGCTCTCTAGTGTTTGCAATCTCAAATGTGGCTCTTGTTCCATTGGGTATTTTTAATTTTTGCATTCTATCTTCTGTGGCCCAAACTGTAAACTGTTTATATAATACACAGTCTGTTCTCCACACTAATACTAACCATTTTCTTTTAAGATCTGTGCGATCTGTTTCCATAATCTCCAATCCATATAAACTCCTGGCTCTGCAAAATCTTCTACTAAAATTAATAAATCAGCAGATCCTTTCCATTTTTTTATTGTTGCAAAACCCTTACCATCTTTT